GAAATTTCAGATTATCATTTAAGTATAACTTTAAAAATCTTTTTAAAATATCATTCAAACATTGCAATAAATTATAATTTAAAAAAAATATTTATAAAAGAACTATTAAATTATCCATTATCATGGAATGTTTTATGTAGTTTTTATAAATTTATTAATAAAAAAATAAATTTAATATTTATTCTTAAAAAATGGTATTCATGTTATTCAAATCCAATATTTTGGAAATTACAAATTACTGAACAAATTGATTATTTACAACAAATAAAAGAAAATTTTATGGGAATTTATGACTGTTCCAAAGGGGGTGTTTCATATTATATTAGATTAGGTAATATTTTACAAAATACAGATACTGATAGATCTTATATTTTAGATGATGCTAAAGAAAGATTAACAACTATATTAAATATATTTGGTCAAAAATTATTTCAAGCTTTAGATATACCATTAATTTTGGTATCTGATTTTTACGATTTAAGTAATGAAAATTTAATTAAATATTTTATTGTTATTTTTGAAAAATTTTTGGAATTACTAAATCATACAATTGCTTTATTTGATTCTTATAATTTAATTTGTATACAATTAAATAATTTATTAAATCCAATTATTATTAATATTAATTCAAAATTAATAGATTCTGAAACAGAAAATGAAGATATTAAGTTATTTTGTTCACATACATTATAAATACATTGCTTCTTTATAAAATAAATTATTTATAAATAATTTATTTTATTTTATACCTAATAATATATGATAAAATTAGTTATTCCGTATATTATTATTCTAAGTTTATTTTTATTATTAGATATTCCAGTAATATTATATATAAATAGATCAATGTATGATAACCAGTTTAATAGAATCAATTTATGTTCTAATAATAGTATATTAAATTATCGTAAATATATCTCTGGTATTATAGCATATTTTTTATTGACTTTATGCATTTATATATTTATAGTGAAACCTGAGATAAATAATTATAAACAAGATTATAATGATATAATTATTAGAGGGATGATATTAGGTTTAGTAGTTTACGGAGTTTATAATACTACAAATTTAGTAACAATAAAAGAATGGGGCTTAATAGAATCTATAGTAGATACAATTTGGGGAAGTTTTTTATTTGGATTAATATCTGGTTTATCAATTTATTTAATTAAAGAAATTATTCTTCTTTAGTATTAAATTTATTAACAATATCTTCATATGCGATTTCTATATTTTTAGTAAAAGTGAACGAGTTAGCGAGATCAGAATTTAACATTCTAATTCTTAAAGTTTGATGAAGTTCTTTTAATTCATTAGGATCTTGTGCTAAATTAACAACTTTTTGAACATATTCTTCTCTAGTATTTGCGATATATTTTTCTAATCCTAAATTACTTAATAAACTAACCCCAACTCTACTAACATAATTAGATCCGGCTAGAGTAATTAAAGGAGTATTCATATAAATAGCTTCACTACTAATAGTACCTCCATTATATGGAAATGGATCTAATACAATATCCATTTTATTATAAAAGTTAAGAGCGTCAAGTAATTCCATAGATCCGATATCTAAACGTTCTTTTTCAATACCTAATTCAATAAATTGTTTAATAATAATTTGTCTAATATAACTAGAATTATAATAACAATATCTTAAATATAGTTTAGCTTGAGGTAATCTTTTAAGAACTTCAGCAAATGTTTCAATAGTTGGTTTAGATAATTTAATAGGATTATTAAAACAACATAAATTAATTTTATATTTATCTCTAGTATAATCTTTAATAGATTCAATATCTTGAGGAGGTGTATAACATTGAAATCCATTTGGTAAATAATAAAGTTTTTCAACAAAATATTTTTGTATATTAGGAGGAGTAGCATATTTATCAGTAAATCTATAATCAATTTCCTTAAGACCATTAGTTGAAGGATATGCGAAATATGAAATAATAACTCTAGCAGGTTTATATTGAAGAATATTCATTCTAGTATTTCTAGTGTGTCCCATCATATCAACTAAAATATCTAAATCATCATTAACAATTTGTTGAAGTATTTCTTGATCAGTTTTATTTTCAATAACAAACCATTTAGCATTATTATAAGATCTTAATTTTCTAGCAGTAAAATCAGTTTCTGCTTTTTTTTGATTAGAATTATCATAACAAAATATTTGAAATCTATCAGTATTATGATTTTTAAGAATACTATCAAACATATAGCCAACTGGATGAGTTATAAAATCAGTAGAAATATAACCAATTTTAATTTTAGTACCATCAATTTTATTTCTTTGTAATTGATTTACAATATTATTTAACTTTAGTTCTTTTGGGAAATAAGTATACCATTTTTGTGCTTCAGTTAATATTTCATCATTAGTTGTTTTCCAATTATATAAATTATTAAAAATTATATTACTTACAATTAATTCTTTTTTACGATGTTCTTTTTTAATAATAGCCCATTCTAATGATTTACCATAAGTTTCATTCATAACTTTTTTAAAATCAGGTATATCAGAAATACCAATTAAATATATATTTCCTAAATTATTAAGACAATTAATATTATCAGGTTCAATATCAATAATTGATTTATATATTCCCATAGATTCATGATAACATCCGATAGCTTCATATTTTTCAGCAAGTAAATTAGCAATTAATGAGTCAAATTCAAAACTGATAGCTTTTCTAGCATATTTAATAAATTTATTAATATTATTATTAAACATTTCAATAAGTGCAATATTTTTATAAACATTAAAATCTTCTTTAATATTTTTAGCAATTTTTAAATGTTTCATAGCAACCTCATTATTTCCAATTTTATGATAACATACACCAAGATTTAATTTAATAACATAATATTCATTAATATTTGGATAATAAAGTTGTGAATTAGCATTATTAATAGCATCACTATATTTTTCACTTTCAAAAAATTTAATAAAATTATTAATTAGTAATCTATGTTCTTGATTCATAAATTTTTTAAAATTATTTAATATTTTGTCAATATCTTTTTCAAATTTTTTACAAATAGTACTATATAAATAGTTTTGTCTAATATAATTACGATTAGTTTCACGAATTAAATCTTTTTCTTCATTACTTAATTTCATTAGTTTCAACTGTTTGATAATAAATTCTAATACATATTTTTCAATATCAATTTGAAAAATATTTATATCAATATATTCATTTAATCCTCCCATTGTTTCTTTTAATGCTCCTAAATTAGAAGTTATTACTATACAACCACAAGCCATTGCTTGTAATACTGTAATACAACTAGTTTCTTGAAAAGTATTTGGATAGGACAAATAATCAATATTATATAATTCATTTGCTAATTGTGTTTGAGATACCCCATAAGAACATGTAACAGAATCCATTTGTTTAAATTCATTAAATATTGCAGGATTTTCTTGTTGTTTATAAATATTCATACCAGAAAATATTTTTAAGGAAGCATTAGTTTGACGTTCTTTAACTTTTTTATATATAGGTACTAATAGATTTAATCCTCTCCAAGGAATTGAACAATATGACATGGAGTTAATATTTTTAGTTATAGGCATATTTAAGAACTGTTCAAATGGTTTTCCAATTCCATTTCTTAAAATTAGAGTTTTACTATATGAAATATTATATTTTTCTAAATATCTTAATCTTTGCCAATCACTAACAAAAATAAATAAGTCAATTAAATCAACAAGTTTTGTATCAGTTAATAATTTTGAAGGAGGTTGATCAATATCATGACCAGTCCATAAACAAAACATAGTTAATGGTTCATTTAATAAAAGTTTTAAGTGTACAACTTCTGTTGGAATACAACTTACAATTATAATATCTAAAACAATTTTATTTGCAGTAATATAACTTTGCCATTTAGATGCATCAACATGAATAACTCCTCTAATTATTTCATCAGTATTTCTTTTATTAAATAAATAAATTTCATGACCATTATTTGCCATTTCTTCTAAAAAAAAGCAAATAGCACTTTGGGTACCACCTAATGGAGAATTGTATGGAGTATCCAATGAATATTCCCATCCAGAATCAAATACAGCTAATTTCATTATAATTTAATAATTTTTTTTTTTATATATAAACTCATTCAAATCAAATAAAAATTAAGTGCGCTTTTCAAAAAACAAACAAGAATAAAAATTGATTAATTAAATTATTGATTAATTTAGTTAATAAATATAATGTTTAAATTAGATAACTATCAAAGTGAATTTACTAAACCTAAATATTTATTAAATATTAAACTTTGTTCTAATAAAATGGAAGTTTGTAATTTTTATAATGAATTTAAGTCTCATCATTTAGGTGATAGTGGTATAGATTTATATAATTTTCAAAATATTATGGTTAAATCATTTGATGTAGGAACCATAGATTTTGAAATTCAATGTGAAATGATAGATATGGAATCAAATACATATGTAAGTTATTATTTAGTACCACGTTCTTCAATTTCAAAAACAAGTTTTCAATTAGCAAATTCTATTGGAATTATAGATGCAGGATATCGTGGTAATATAATGGCAAAAGTAAGAAATTTTAATAATGAAATTCCAATTAGTTTTCCAATTGGTTCATATTTTCAAATAATAGCAGCAGATTTAAAACCAATTCTAGTAAATATAGTAGATAGTCTTAGTGAAACATCAAGAAATGATGGTGGTTTTGGTTCAACAAAAAAATAGTTAAATATATAATAAAATAGTACTAACTAATAAACAAAAATTTCCAGGACCAAAATGTTTAAGAATTTTGAGCCATTTAAATATTTTATCTTGATCATAATTAGGAAAAATTAATTTATAAGTTTGATATGAAATTTTTGTAATAAATAAAAATAATTTATATAATATTATTTCAAAACTATTACAGATATCTTTATTTTCTAATTCTTTTTCCAATTCTTTTAATTTCAATTTATAAAAATTATCATTACCTGTACTTTTTTTAGCAATAATTGCTTCATTAAGACCATATGATAATGATAATAAAAAACTAGTAATAAATAAAATAATGAGTGTTATATTGGTAGTAATATTTAAAGGTCTTGTTAAAAGTAAATAAGTGATTAATATTCCATTAGATATGTTATCAGATGTACAATCAAATACCATACCAAATTTAGATCCCATTGAATATTTTCTAGCCATACGACCATCAACACAATCTAATACATATCCAAATAAATATGATAAAAAAGCATAAATTCTATTATCAATATGTAAAAAATATATGGCAAGAATAGTAAAAAAAGTACTTAATAAAGTAACATTATTAGGAGTTAATCCCATACAGTATAATGGATCTACTAATTTATCTCCAATTGGAAAAAAAAGATTAATATCTAGCCAGGATTCAAATAATTTATCATCACCATATTTTGCCATATTTTTATATTTTTGTTCATCATATATAATTTTAATATTTGACATTTATATTATTATATAGAAAATAATAAAATTATTAATTTTATTATTAATATATTTTTATAAAACTGGTTGTTTTAATATTATCATTTATATTATTATTTTCTGGATCAACCAGTGTAAATATATCTTTTTGTACAAGTAATTTTACTTCTTTATCTCTACCATCTTTTGCTTCCAAATCTGGTCCTTTATTAATTTCCATTAATTTAACTCCTAAATTAGCATCAGGTGCTAAATCACATCCAAATAATTGGAATCTAACATGTTCACTTAATTTTTTATTTTGACAGATTTTTTTACTAATAGCATCCATGACTTTATTCATGAGTGTTTCAGCATTTATATTCCATATTTTACTAGATCCTAAATCTTTTTTATCAAGATGGTCTCTAAAGTCTTGTAATGTTAATGGATTGTCATCATATACTTTTCTATCAATATATCCAGTAGTAATATGTTTATCAAAATCCATATCATATTGATCATAATATTTAGGTGTATAATATACAAATCCATCTTTATGAATATATCCTTCAATTTTACCATTTCTACAAATAACAAGTAAATAATATCTAAAATTAATTTTACGTTGATCAATAATATATGGATCATAAACATAATCTTGAACTAAATACCAATTATTATTAAGACCAATTAAAATTTCATTTAAATTTCTAGTTAATTTAATACCTTCTTGTCGTTGAGCATAATTTTTTAATACATACATTTGATCAGGTCTTTTTTGTTTATTTTCTTCAAAATGTTTTGGAAAGTTTTCTAAATCATCTGCATTTTCAAGTAAATGAGTTGTTGGCATATATTTACTTGCATCTTTTCCATAATATTCTTTTAATAATTCCCATAAACCTAATTTAGAAGCTAACCAATCACATCCATCTATTAAGAAAACTTTAATACCTTTCTTATTTTCAAATGCTAATATATCTTTTTCACAATTATTATAAGAACATGGAATATAAAAATTATAATCCTTTGTATTATTTTTCATATTTCTATTAGTCATTACTTGTTCTAATAATTCTGGAACACTACCACAATCAGTAAAATAATCACCAAATTTTTCAACTTGTTGATTTTCACAATAATTTATAATTAAAATTAAATAGAGTAAAATTAATAAGATAATATATTTTTTCATTAATTTGATAAAGATAATATCTTTTTTATAGATTAAATTTTTTAATCAAATATATTAACATTCCAAATAAAATACTTCTTATGAGTAAATTTGGATATGGATTATCTAATAGTTTAACAAATGGCACTTTTTCATAAACTAATTCAATAACAAATTTATTATTTAATAACATAAAAAGTAATATATATAAAATAATATCTCTATGTTTAAAATTATATATCTTATTTAATGATTTCATTATATTTATTTCATTATTTTGGTCTAATTTAAAATTTTTATTTAGATTTTTATTTATATTTGGATTTTTATTTTTATTTTTATTTGTTTTAATAATATTTGGATTTAAATTAATTGGTAATGGATCTGGAATGTGTGTATTATCCATTTTATCTAAGTCCGATTCAATATTCTTAACTAATTCTTCCATATTAACATTTCGTTTAGGTTTATTATTAGGTAATTTTTTTTGTTTAATTGTTTCTGAGTTATTAATATTTTCTAATATTTTATCATAATCAATATCAGTTTCAGTATTTTGATTATCATTTTGTGTATTAGACTTTAATTTTAAAACCGATGTACCAATATCACTATCAATATCAATATCAAATTCATTCATTATTAGATATTAGATATTTATTAATTTTAAACCAAACTAATTATTTTTATTTAATTTAGTAATATACTTATCAGAAATATAATCTAATACTTTATATTTATTATAAATAATTTTTCTTCCTAAACTATCATTTTTTTCATCTAACAATTCACTAGGAGTTTTATAATCAGATAATACTTTTGATAAACTAATTATTTTCTT